GGAGAAACCTAATGTCACCTAAAGCAACTTACCGTGGTGTCGCATATGACACCGAAAACAAAGGACAAACTCAAGTTCAACATCCAGGTAATCAAGTTTATCGTGGTGTAGAAGTTGACTACAGTACCTATCAACAACAGTCACAACAACAATCCGAACAACAACCCCGCATCTATCGTGGTGTTGAGTATGTTGAAGAGGGGTGATGGCACAACCTCTCATATCTTTAACTGCTAGTTTTATCTTGTTAGGACTTGGATATTCAATTTATATTCACTACCTTTATAAGTAATGAAATACCTGATACCTTTATTGGTACTCTTTCGTATTCTGACTAATGATGGTATGTTCTCTACACAGAGAAAGATGCCAGTCAAAAAAATGCCTCCCGAAATTAGGGTGGTTCAGAAACGAAAAGGAAAGAGACATTTCAGGATTTTTGAGAGGGATTGACTTCCCTCTTTTTTTTATGTATAATTACTTGTGATAAGTTTTTTAACTATGAATAAAGAGAAACTTAAATTGATCGTGCGTAATCTTGAATTATTGGTAGACTCTCTAAAAGCAGAGATTTATTCTGATGTAGGTGCATATAAGTACGAAGAAATATCACGACATCTTACCGACTATGATGAGATTTTTGAGGACGATGATGATTGAAAATGCAGAATTTAAATTTATGAAACCAGAAGTAAAACTTTTAACAGTAACTCCAGATGCTGAAAAGCATATGGCATATTGTGCAAGGGTAAGTAATCCAGCAAACCAACAAAACACTAAATTTGCTGGACTGCTAAAGTATTGTATCGAGCATCAGCATTGGAGTATCTTTGAGCAGGCAACGATGACTGTTGAGATCAATACTTCTCGTGGCATTGCTGCACAAATTTTGAGACATAGAAGTTTCACATATCAAGAATTTTCACAACGATATGCTGATGTGAATTGGTTAGAAAAAGAGATTCCTCTTCCAGAACTACGTCGTCAGGATGATAAGAATCGTCAAAACTCTATTAATGATCTTGAAGAAGAAAAAGTATTCGTCATGAATAAAATGATTCAAGACCTCTTCCGTGATGCTCAAGACGTATATAACTTCCTCCTGACACAAGGTGTAGCAAAAGAGTGTGCAAGGTTCGTCCTGCCCCTGGCGACCCCCACACGACTCTATATGACGGGTTCTGTGCGGTCCTGGATACACTACATCGATCTTCGTTCTTCTCACGGAACGCAGAAGGAACATATGGAAATTGCAGAAGCAATTCGTTGTATCTTTACTTGTGAGTTTCCTGCTGTATCAGAAGCACTTGGTTGGACTCGTGAGAATTGTCCCGAATGTGTGGATGCACTTTCTATTACTCTCGAATAAATACTCTTACATACTATGGAGAACTAAATTTGGCAACTTATCCCGTTTATAATAAAGTTACAGGTGAACATAAGGAAGTTGTTCTGAGTGTTTATGCCTGGGAACAATGGAAAGAGGATAACTCTGATTGGGATCGTGATTGGTCCGACCCATCAACTTGCCCTGGATCTGGGGAACTGGGTGAAATTTATGATAAACTTAAAAAATCTCATCCTGGATGGAATGATGTGCTTCACAGGACATCAAAAGTTCCTGGATCTAATGTAAAACCTGTTTAAACTTATATGTCACGAAGAAGAAGAGAGGAACAACCAATTGGGGTTGGATTGACTGCTAGACAAATAAAGCGCAAAAAGCCAATCAATCAAGATATAATGAGAGTGATTGAACCTCTTACAAAGAATCAAGAAATACTTTTTGATGCTTATAAAGAAAATCAAAATCTTGTTGCGTATGGATGTGCTGGTACAGGTAAAACTTTTATTACTCTTTATAATGCTCTTAGAGATGTTTTGGATGAGAGAACACCATATGAAAAAATTTATATTGTTCGTTCACTTGTTGCTACTAGAGAAATTGGTTTTCTTCCTGGTGATCACGAAGACAAATCCTCTCTTTACCAAATTCCTTATAAGAATATGGTAAAGTATATGTTTGAGTTGCCTGATGAAGCGTCTTTTGAAATGCTTTATGGTAACCTTAAAACTCAAGGAACAATTAGTTTTTGGAGTACTTCTTTTATTAGGGGAACTACTTTAGATAAAGCAATCATTATTGTAGATGAGTTTCAGAACCTAAACTTTCACGAACTTGATTCTATCATTACTCGTGTTGGTGAAGATTCTAAAATTATGTTCTGTGGTGATGCCACACAATCTGACTTAGTAAAGACAAATGAAAAGAATGGCATCATTGATTTTATGAGAATACTAAGGGTAATGCCATCAATTGATATTGTTGAATTTGGTGTAGATGATATTGTAAGGTCTGGATTTGTTAAGGAATATATTATTGCAAAAATGGAAATCGGTGTATGACATTTATTCATCATAATTACTTGGGTGACCTTGAGTTAAATTGTAAAACTACAGAGAGTATTCGTTTGTATAACTTGCCAAGTGGTAAGTGGGTTCCTTCAATTACTTCTGTAACTTCTTTCTATAATCGTGAGATTTTTGTTAAGTGGAGGAAGCGTGTAGGTCTTGAAGAAGCAAATCGCATTACGAAAAGAGCAACAGCAAGAGGAACTGATTTTCACCAAGTCTGTCAAGACTATTTGGAGAATAAAGAACTGGTATGGGAAAACTATCAACCCACATCAAAGTTTATGTTCTATCATGCGAAACCTTATCTGGATAAGATAAATAATATTCATGCGATTGAACGCACACTCTACTCTGAATATCTTGGACTTGCTGGACGAGTTGATTGTATTGGAGAGTATGATGGAGAACTTGCAGTCATCGACTTTAAGACATCTGAAAAGATTAAACCAGAAGAGTGGCTTGAAAACTATTTCGTTCAAGAAACATTCTATGCTGCTGCATACTATGAATTAACTGAGATTGTTCCTGTTAAATTAATTACTATTATGGTCACACCTGGTGGAGAAGTAAAGGTATTTGACAAAAGAAACAAAGGGGATTATATTAGGTTATTAGTTCGTTACATCAAAGAATTTGTACATCACAATACTGGGGCAACGAATGGAGAATGAACTGGAAAAGGTACTTGAAGGTAAGTTCTTTTGTCCAACTAAGTTTGCTCAAGAGATTGAAACTCTCGTGCAAATTAATGTTGAAATGAATTACATTGATGCTATCATTCATTTTTGTGAGAAAAATAGTATTGATTTAGAATCGGTTCCTAAATTGATTTCAAAACCATTAAAAGAAAAGATTAAGTGTGAAGCAACGGAACTTAATTTTCTTAAGAAGACCTCTCGTGCAAAATTAGTCTTCTAATTCCATTTTAGGGAGAAAAAATTTCCCCCAAAAAATTACTTATATTACCTTTTTGAATGATGCCCTTTGATGCCTATTGCCAATATCTTG